GGGAATTTATCAGCGGCAGCAGTAAGGCGATCGAGGAATCTGTCAGCAATGCTGTTGACTACGTCTTCAACTTATTCAGCGGCAAGGACGCTAGAGGAGGCATGGCATACAATAATATGGGTGTTCCTGCGGATCCGCAGCAGCCAAAGACCAAAGAGGAACGAGCGTTTGATGCGGCCGTAGAACAAGCAAGATACGGACTTCCTGCTACAGCCCATCTGGAGAAGGTTGGAAAAGAAGACATAGCGCCGTACGATTATGCCGCGCAATTGAATGAAGAATACAATAATCGGGGCCTGAAGATAATTGAAAGCTCCAGAATGGATAAAGAACTGTTCGAAAAAGACTACGAATATCATCAAAACAAAAAGGGATTATTTAAGCCACCAATCATGATCGATGAACAGACCAAGGCCTTGGCAGCATTAAGTTCTATTTTGACTAATTTAAAGAATTCGAGTACGAGTACGACACCACAAGGCCCAGGCATGCCTCCCATTATAAATAATAATAGCACAATTAATAATAGTAATTATGTCGCCCCGGTGCACGTCACACCACATTCGTTGCGACCAGCTCCTGGTACCAATGATAGATCGTACAACGCCGCGCGCACAACATCGTTCTATACAGCCGTTTCGCGCTGACGCGCGCAACATCGTTTTCTGGGATTTCGATTGTATATTGATATAATAAAAAATGACAATTCATTGCCGCGACCGATCGATAAAAAAAAGGGAGGCCCCGTGGACCTCCCCTAAAAGCATTGCGCTTTTCTTAAAAGCATTGCGCTTTTAATCGTCTTCTGCCAGCTTCTTGAAGAATTCTAAACTGTCATCAGACGATTCTTCCCAAGGTTGTGACTCTATTCCCTTTGGGGCAACAGCAGATGAAGAACGTGCTCTAGGAGGAGGAATTTCTTCATCATGCTCTTCTGCTGTTGTGGACACAGCAGCAGAACCGAGTACTCTATTTAACTTAGCTTTTAAAATTTCGTAAGGCTTAAATTCCTTTAGATCAATAAACTCCTTTAGTGAAAATACACAGCCATAAATTTTTTCAAGTTCGCTATCGTTTTTTGAAAGAGGTGTAATTGATTCAAAAGAAGAAAGTTCATAATTGTTATAACCCTCAACTTTACGAATCTTTAGCTTGAAATTAGCACCTTCCCATAGATCAAATGGATTAAATGAAGTTTCGTCCTTGAATTCCTCGGGCGGATGCATCGCATAGCTAATCTTGTCATATATTTTCTTACCGTAACGATATAAAAATACCTTGCCTTCATTACTACGATTTGCAGGATCGCTGACAATATAAATGTTAGAAATAAAACCTAACTTGCGCTTTTGTTTTCGAGCTTGTTCTTTACCAGCTTCGTCGCCACGATTCCATAGTACAGAATTCATTTCGCCAACCGGATCCGGCTTGCCGATAGTAGTTAAAGAGTTTTCGATATACCAACCACCCGGGCCATTAAATCCATGAGTAAAGAGTTTAACCCATGGAAGGTCTTCTCCGTTAGGCGAAGGAAGAAATCGAATAACTGCAAAGCCATTACCAGCTTTATCAAGTGTTGGTTGCCAAAATCTATTGTCCGAAGTCTTACCGCCACTATTACCAACCTTATTAGCCTCTTCCTTAAGCTTATCAAATAAAGATTTGCGTGTTTTCTTTAAATCTGCGAATGTATTGCTCATTTTGTATACTCCATGTGTATTGCGTTTGTGTACGTATGTATTTTGCTCTTACTCAGCTTTAATACATTATGTATGATACTTTACTTATCATATATTGTCAACATGTTTTAAGCACTCCTTTAAAATATTTTTGTATTCTTCTACATTAAACCTCATAAATTTTTTGTATTTCATCATTCGTAGAGATTGACCCTCCCATACAAAGTCATCCATTTTAGTATTCCAATAACAAATAAACTTAAGAATATCATCCATGATAATCACTGTTTCAAGAGTTATTTTATCTTGAATCAATAATTTAAGCAAGACAGGATGATTTTTATTTTTGATAAGTAGCAACTCGTTTATGTTTATATGTTTCTCATTAGCATAATCTATTAAAAATAATACGTCATTCTTAAACGTATAGTTAAGAGACTCTACTTTTTTTCTGTATTGTATATAATTACGTTCTGCTTCTTCTCCAATAAGATTTCCTATCCATTCTGAATTTTTTACAAAGTTGCTTACAAAGTAAGCAACAAGTTCGTCGTGTTTATACTTTCTTGAAAGTTTTCGAAAGAAAAATATATCTTTTCGTCTTAAAAAAGAATCGAGTTTATATTTTGTCTTGCCATTATATTTAAAATAATCGTAACTTGTTGTGAAGTGTTGTTTCACAGCAATGTATATTTTGTAGGCTTCAAAGCCTTCTGTTACGTCATAGTACATATAATTTCATTACAAAAATAAATGAATCGTCACTTACACTGGTAGATTATTACTCTTTTCCTTAAGAAGATTTAATCTATTTGCTTCTTCATATATCATGCTTTTAATTTTAGGCGTGATTAATTTAGAAACTGCTTCTATTTCTATATTATGTTTTGTGCAATAATGCACAATCGCATTAATATATGATATATCACTTTCACTTACAATTTTTTCTATATGTGACGAAAATGTTTTTAAATCTATCATTACTCTTTCCATTTGTAAAATATATGATCATCAATTCTTACAGTTTTATCTTTTTGTTTAGCCCACGAAGGTTTGACACGAACGCTATGATAAAATGTGGCACCATGAGTTACATCTAAAGGAGGATTTGTTAACAACAAGTGAGATATTTTGTGTATTTCAACAAATGTTTTTACATCATTAATCATGTCACTTTTACTATCACAAAACCAACTAAATTGACATTCATTTTTAATTATTTTTCCATTGGGCGTTTTCTTTGCTTGAAAAACAACTTCACAAATAGTAGATGGAAATCTACTATCCTTTACTCTGTTTAATGTTACAAAACCAACCGCCAATTGACCTAAGTAAGATTGACCACGAGCTTCATGATATATGTTTTGAGATAAACAATGTAAATCATATGGATTAATTTCTACTGTTTCTACTGTTTTAACTACTGAAGTCTGTTTTGTTTTATAAACGTGCATGGAAAAAATAACATTTATTGCTAACAGTACAATTAAAAGGCCTATAAAAATTATGAGTTTCTTATTCATCATAATCTATTACTATACATTATGTTGTAAATGATATCAATAAAAAAAGGAGAATTATTTACAATTCTCCTTTTTTCGAAAGATTTTGCTAGTGCTACCACTCGGCTTTCATAATCTTGTAAAGACCCCAAACAAATACGGCAAACAAGACAACTTCTAAGACTGAAAACCATGGAGTGAATAAAGCCACGCCCGCAGCAGCAGCAACAATCGCACCTTCGTGCGATGATACTTCACTTAGTCGAGCCTTAACCCAATCAACACTAAATACAGTTTTGAGCCAATCAAACATAGTATTTCTCCTTTTTTTTATCAGAACATTAAAATATTAATACAAATGCCCTGTTTTTAACAGCTTCACATACATTTATGTATTTATTTTAATGGTTTATATATTTATATAAGAACAGTTTTTAATTAAATATTTTTTTTAAAAGTTTTTTCGTTCAATATCTTCTTCAATGCATTTTAACCCCCATTGTATTTCAATAATATGAAGCAATTCATCAAACGGATTTGATAATTTATGCCAAGAACCAATTGGAATATTTATGTAGCTATTTTTATATAATTCTTTTTTTATTATTCTATCTTCATCGTCTTGATCATCTGTACATACGCCGTATGGTGCACCATCAAAATATGATTTTATATCTTTAGGTATTTCTTCATACATCACACCTCTTCCAGATATAACATGCCAATATTCATTTCGATAATTGTGTTTTTGCATACTTAATGAAGCGCCTGGATTAACAACTAATTTTTTTACTTTTAATGTAGGCATTTCATACAATACTCTATAATATCCCCATTGCCTAATTTTATTTTCATAACTCTTTGCTAGTAACTGTTCCTCTTTTAGTGACCGTTCGCTTTTATGTAAAATGTTCTGAGCATAATTATTAAGAATCCAAGAAGAAGAGTTTATTTTATGATTACCACCAACATCAAATACAAATTTTAAATTATCATCTTGTATATCTTGTTCAACTGTATTATTTATATTTCTGTCACCACCATTTGCAAAAATCAATTTTGCATTTGGAAATGCTTCTCTTACAATCTTGATTGCATTTCTTGCAGAATTATCATCATCGTTAAACTCAATGACATAATCTACTATTTTTAGTGCTTTAATAATTTTGTACCGTTCAAGTAGTGGCATAAATGGCAAACCTCTTTTACGAGTTAACCACGCATCAGAGTTTAAGCCTACAACAAGTTTATCGCCCAGCGCCTTTGCTGCATTAAAATACTCAATGTGACCAGAGTGAAGTGGATCAAATCCACCAGTTACAATAACAATTTTATTGCTATACACATATCGATAGTGGGCCCACTTTTTTGCAAAAAATCGATCTGGCCAACTTAGTAAATCTTCATTCATGGTTTCACTCCATTATTTTTTTATTATTTTTTTAAGTGCGAACTTCAAGTTGACGAATGATATCTTTATCCAAGCCGTAAGTCCAGGCATTTGCTTCAAGCGCAGTTTTCATATTTGGAGGAACTGGAATAGCAAATTCACGACCAGTACCACAAAGAACCTTAAGAAACTTCTCTTTACCTACACCAGGTAAAAAAACTTCAATAAGAACACCAATCATTGGGTCTTCATCTTTATCAATAATATGAGCATCAAGATCATTAAGAATCTTTGACCAACCAACAATTTCACAAGCGGCTCGGCGCTGCTCGATATTTTTCCAAGTTAAGGCCATTTTCGGAGATAGATCGGCTTTATTTTCAATCCACTCCTTTGGAATGGATATACCATGCCATGAATAGATCGAGAAGCCATCACGATATTTAATAGCAGGACCTATCTCATTATGCAACCGATTTTGTTCGTCAATCTTAATGATTTCTGGCCTGTCCTGAAAAACAACTGTGTCTTTATAAACATTCAGCCAACCACAATGTTGCGCTAAGTCAATCAAGCCATCAAGCTTATGACAAATTTTAATTTTGCAAACGTCACGAAAGTACTCATAAAAACTAAGCCAGTTTGCATCATGATTGCCAAAAAGCATACCCGATAAGATTTCATCTCTCTTATACTCAGGAAACAACTTCTTAATCAGCCGAATAGCATCTACAGGACTTTTAGTCTTATAAAAATTAATAGGCTTTTGAAGGCCCGCCGATTCATAAGCTTGACAAACAGCAAGTTTGGCCTTTTCGAAATTAAGAGGTTCGGTAGAAAGGCCTATTTTAGACCACCGTTCACGATAAATTGGAAGTAGGTCTTGCTGTTCTTTAGTAAGCTCTTTAATCTTCATCTTAAACTTTCTTTAAATAACCTCACAATACACAACCTTCATTATATTATTTTTTTTATTTTCTTTTTAATAAGCGGATGTTGTATATTTTTTAAGCTCCTTTAAATCTTCATTTGAAACTTTCTCTACAAAATCCACCGCCTTCTGATTAATTCTAATCAACAACATCTTTCGTTTGTCTGTTGTTGTTTCCATTTCTTCATAAATAAAATTTTTAGGATCGACACTAAATATACAACCGTCATATTTGGATTTGTGTTTTGGATTTGGCGCGGGCACAGTGACGAAAAATAATTTATTAACCGAGCGACACTTTGATAACTGTTTTGGACTAATGGTAAGCGCATTAAATTTAATCCAAATAACTTGAGTTTTAACTTCAACACTTTCATTATTGACAGTTAAATCTTTATTTCTATCGTATAGATTGGTAGAAAGTTCAACTTTGCCACCTTGTTTTGTTAAATAATTACTTACAATCCTTTCACCTATTGCACCAAGGCTACTCTTATTTTGTTCAATTTTATTGGAATAATTCATCTTAGTCCGCAGCCCTACGAAAGCCCTCGGGAATATATTCCCGTTGACGTTTAATAATGTAATTGCCAGGCGGCGTCATGATTGATTCATGAGTATCAAATGAACGTTGATGGACAATTTCAGTGGGCTTTTTAACTAAAAGAAAAATCTCATAAAGGTCACGATTTTTGGTTTCGCTCTTTTTATAAGCTTCGACATGATCCATAACCATAACATGATTATGGCCAGTTTCACTATGAGCAATAATCAAAAGATTGTTTTCTGGAATTATAGGTTCAAGACCATCAGGAAAAGAATCTACGCGCATGATGACAAAGTCACCTTGAGCCGCAAATTTATTGAAAGTTTTCATAGTTAAATTTCCTTTTTACATGGAACGATTATAAAACTTATGATACTCTTATTTTAAAAAATAGTCAACCATTATTTTCATATTTTTTTTATTTTAAATTCTAGACATTATATTTTCACAATAAAATTAGAATCAAAAAATTCGTTCTCGTGTAATTTTTTATGAGTTAACTTACTGCAATAAGTTGATATCAACTTCTGATGCCCAAATAAATATCCCATAGGATTACTTCTTACTTGAGTGCCATTTATTTCATACTTAAAAGTATCGTGAGTATGCCCATGAAACCAGTATTTAATATTTGGTTGCATGAAAGATGTTAAATCAGAACTATAAGATCCATTTATATAATAATCATTTTCGCTATTATAACGAGAATGATTACTTAATTTAGTCGGAGCATGATGAGAAATCATTACAATATTTTTAAATTCTG